TGTCATAACTGAATTAATCGCTTGGTTTGATGCGACAATTTCCGTTGCTTTTACGGCCCTTTCAGACTGTCCACCTAATCTTAATGAATTTGTTAGTGCCGATTCATTAAACTCACCAGATGTTAAATTAAAAAGACTTAATCCCTCTTGAGTCATTCCTCCTGTGTCTACTCTCTCCATAACTTTTGAACCAGGAGGACACATTGAGTTTACGCCAAGTGAATCACCAGCAGCTATTCCGTTTGCAACTTGAGAGGGATCATCTAGCCAATCTGGTCTATATTGTTTAATGCCATGAACTGACATCATCCCTGAATCAAACATCAGGTTAAAAAGCTCATTCATTGCTGTATTTAATTTTGTAGGAGCATCCATTAAAGCTTTATGCCAAACAGACTTAGGAACTCGAATAACGGTTCCAACTGTATATGGACTTTCTCCATGCCAGTTAGGATTCTTTCTTGGAGCGATTATCTCTATTCCTTCTTGGCTACAAGCTGCATGATGGTTTTTATATAAAACTTCTCCATTAGGCCCAAGGAAAGTTCCCCAAGCTTCATAGATAGTTACTTTATTTCTATAACCAGAAATAGTCACATCTTGACCAGTTTCACTAGATTTTTTTGATCTTTGGTCTTCTTCTTGTCCTGCTCCAATCATTTTTACATTTGCAAGATTATAAATATCTGGTCTTGCTTCTGCCAATTCTATAAGTTTAAATTTATCGATTTCAATTCTTTCAACTTCATAAAGGTTTGAACCTGATGGATCCGGAAAAAAATCTTCTTGCCTTACTAAATCTAAATCTAGTTGCCAATAATCTTTTCTAGTCAGCTCTGGTACTGGCTCGCTTTCATCATCTTCATCATCTGATGGAACAACGCTAACCCCTGTCACAACACTTTTAGTTATTCCCCCAGATTTCATAATCATTAAAGATCCAAGGAAGGCCATCTTTAAAGCATCTGCTACATAATTCTCAAACTTATTTTTCTTGAGATGTCTTCCTAAAAGTTTCTCCATATCGCTTGGAGTGATCATGTTCATTTCTTCTTCAGGAGAATAAGTTACGCCTGATTCAGCTTCAATTGAAAACCATTTACCATGATCAACTAAGCCTTGTTGAAGAAATTCAGTTATTTGCTCAACGGCTGTTGCTTGTTTTGGCAAAAATTCTTTTGATTGGCCTTCAAGCTTATGGGAATAATCTTGCTTCAAATGATAACAATTAAAGTTCGCTTCGTTCATATCCATTCGAGTTTTTTTAGCTTCTTTGGATTCCTGAACATATCGTATAATTGATTGAGATACTTGTGATTTTTTGCACTTTGGTTTTTCTGACATAACAAATTCCTTCAAATTATTTTTTAGTTTTTGCTTTTTTCTGGATTGCTCTCAATTTCTTTACTGCCTTTAATTGAGCTTTAGCCCCACTTGCTCTGTCCACCTTTTTATCATTTGATTTTCTTATAGGTATCAAGGTGTATCCTTTTCCCTCTTTGTCCACAACAGGCAAAACAACTCTCTTGGTTACTCCAACTGGTTTATAACTAAGTTTACCTTCATTAATCTGTTTCACCAAACTCCTTTGAGCTTTTTTAGTGTCTACAGATGTTTCTTTGAACGTAACAGGGGTTTTTCGTTTCATGTTTTTTCTAGCCGCTTTCATTAATTTTTTTACCATAACAAATCCCTAGTAATTTTGTTTATATTTCGGTGTTGGAATAGTAACCTTCTGTCTTACCATTATCTGACTTATTCTCGATGTTACCATTTGCAATGCATCATGGATATGACTGTGCTCATCTTTTAAAGGTCTAATCTTATTCGGCTCTAAATCCATACTACTATCAGGATAACGATAACCACCGTTGAAACCTTTAACCAGCATCGGACACTCAGTTAAATTAAGTTGAAAACAAGGTTCTGCTTTATGAACTCTTATTAAAAATTTCTCTACCGATCTTCTTCTAGGTTCCCAGCTTACTGCTCCGGCTTGGCATACCAGCCCTTTTCCTGCAAGAACAGAGGCGTTTGTTTCTTCATTCGTATCTTTTCGAAACATACCTGAAGCATCTATAAAGTCTAAATAATCTTTCTTTTGGTCTGTCCACTGCGGAAATTCAAGAGCACACTCAGGAAGCACTATATCGCTGAATCTGTCTGTACCCATGTTAACTGCTGTAAATTCCTTTAAAACAACTAAAGTTTGTCCCTGTAGCTGACAAACAATACATGCTGGTGTATTTCCGTTCCAATGTGCTCTTCCTTTTCTCCTAACATATAAAGTATGGTGAGAAACACTTGCACAATATATTTTTCCACTATATTTAACTCTTTTAAAATCTTTTTGGAAAAGCTCACATCTTGAGAATCCTTTTTTGAAAGATATTGAATATCCTCCACTGCTTTTAATTATCCTGTCTTCTTTTTCATAATAAGATTCTGTAGGCCCAACTTCTCTTATTCTAGCAGTCCATCCAATCTTTAAAGCACATTCTTGAAAATCATCAGCCATTATTTTTGATGCTGTAAAAATAGTATGTTCTTCACTTCCATTTGGTCTTGTTCTTATATGGCCATCACCAGCAGTATAAAATTTTATGAACTCTTTAATAACCTCTATTGATCCATCTTTTATTATCCTTGGAATATATTTCTTTTTAGATGTTCCGAACTTTTTAAGATAATCGTTTAGTTTTTTATCAGTTGCTCTCCAACTAATATTTTTTTCACTCCTTATCCAATCTAATCCTGTTTTGTCTAGAGCTTCTTGAAAGTCTACTCTGCATTCTTTTTGATAAACCGTAACTCTATTTTTTACTTTATCGCAGCAACCTTCACTTAAATACATACCCATGAAACTGGCCCATGTTGTTGGCTCCCATCCCATTATGTTTCTTCTATCTTCTCCATTCCACTTAGCGTTCATATAAACATATCTATGCGCTGACATTTCTTTTTCAAGTTGATCTGCTCTAGCAAATCTCATTATGTCAGGGGTATCTCTTCTACTGTAAGGTATTCTGTGCTCGGGAGTTACCATCATTGAAATATTGTTATTTTCCCATTCAAGCATTTCTTCTTCATAGTCAAAACAAACTAGTTTTTTAGGCTTCTCGTATTCAAGTTCAAAAGTTTTAGAATTTAAAGTTGCCATCTCGTCTTGCATGGTTAAATCTTTAAATAACTTCCATCCATCTTTTGTCATAACTTCTGTATCATCGCTATAGCAAAGACCAAAGTCCCATCCTCTTAAAAGTGGCAATCCTAAATGTGGATAAAGTTTTTCTTTAGAACCATGAAAAATACTACTAAAGTCTGAATAAACAGGATGCCCGGCAAAAGTTTCCCATTGCAATTCATATTCTTGGTTATATCTTTTTTGAGACATACCTTTCTTGGCACCGCTTTTAAATTCTTTGCTTCTTTTAGATGGATCGGCTGTGTAGTGAAGTTGAAATACTGTGAACTCATTACTTTTATTTTTCCACATCTCGACACCTTCAATAGGGTATCGTTTTTCAACAGTTGATTCTTCTTTTTGTTCGGCCAAATCTTTATCATCAAATCTGTCTAAACATAATCTTTTAAAGAAGCCCGGCGCAGGAGAAGAAACCGCTGTAAATCTTCCTCCACCTTCAAGAGTTGGTAAACTTGCAGAGTAGGAACCTTCAGCTTGTTCCCAGAATGCAATTTCATCTGCCATAATATTAGAAAGGGTAAACTGTCGCATTTGACCTTCACCCTGTGGAAAACCTTGTATCTTGCTGTGTATTTCTGGAAAAGTTAAGTGACACCATTTTGATTCGTGTCTTGGCAGTAAATGTCTTGGTATTTTTTTATCCAAATTTTCTACTATAAACTTAAACCTATCTTGAATTAAAAAATTTGCATCTTCTTCTTTCTTGGAAACAATACCTTCATGCCTTCCAACGTGAAACCAAGCATCCCATAAATGTAAAACAACATTAGTCCAAGTCATTTTCATTCGCCTAGACTTTGGAACTGCAATTCGGTTTTCTCGAACCCATACTCGCATATAAAGTTTTATGTAATCTAGCTCGTAAGGAAATCTTTTGATGGGATTCTTTTTATCAGATTCATCTTTTGTAAAAACATATTTGGAAAATTCCCAAGGATCATTTCTGATCTTTTGAATTAATGCCAATTGCTCCTTCTCTTGCCCTTCAGTTGTAAACATGTTGCCCTTATTTTGTTCTACATTTTATAATTTTTGCTATTAATTATACCTCTTGCCTTCACCCGCATTATACCTTTCAGTTATTTGTGCCTGTGTCATAGCGGTACCTTGCCAATAAACAACATCATCCATTGCTCCTTGCCATTGCCTTACTTCACTACCAGATCCTATCGCAATATATCCATCAGCGGTGTTATAAGTATTGACAGTGTTCTGAACAGAACCTACAGAAACACCGTCAATATAAATCCATTTTCTAGTTCCACTTGTACTAGTTTCGTCTATTACTCCTACAACATAATGCCATTCACCATCGGAAAGAGCTGACGAATCCGCCTGACTGTTATTAGTAGCATGACCAAATTTTATAAGAGAGCTGAGATTAAAAAAGACTACTCCTGCTGTGGAGGGATAAGCATAACCGGCACCACCATTGGTAAAAGCCATTTGATAACTAGCAGAAGTTGAAGCAACAAACTTTACCCACATTTCAACCGTCAATTTCCATCCTGAGGTATTACTTAAATCAAAATCTGCATGGTACTGTTGAAAAGTATTAGCATTACTGAAAGTATCATAAGCGCCATCAAGTTTACCTGTTATAAAATTAGGTGTTCCCACTCTCAATAAATCATATGAACCTTTTTTATCAATTAAGTCTCCTGTCCCTTGATCCATTGTCCAATGTGACGTGATACCGTCAAAGTATGGAACTTTTAAACTAAATAATGTGTTGTAATAATTTCTAGATACTAAAGAGGTATCTTTAACATTAGTTATAATATCCATACTTCCATATGATTCAATACTATTGGCCAAAAGATTTACTGAAGAAGTAGAAGAGACAGTAGTCTCTCCTTGATGTTTTATATTTTGTTCTACTGCACCTGAGTTAGTATAAAGTTCCCACCCATCATTCCCATTTCCTGCAATAGAAAAAAGAGATCCAGTTGCTAAAGTAGTTGGAAGATAAAATTTTAATGGGGTTCCTGTATCAGAAACACTTGCTATGTAACCATTATTAGCTGACATTGTTGTATCAGTTGTAACTACATTCCAAGTTATTCCTGAACTGGCAGGAGCTGCCGCCCATTGAAGATCAGTACCATCACTGATTAATACTTGATTTGCAGTACCTAGAGCTTTTCTGTCGGTAACATTAGAGGAATTTCTAAATATAATATCACCCCTAGTAGTCGTTGGATCAGAAAGACCCCCACCACTTACAGGAGCTTGTTTTATAATCCCATCCGTGTCTCTGAACATAAAATTAGTTGGTGCTACTTCTGTGCTCAATGCTCCAATACTTACGGAACCTGTGACTGTTAAATCTACCATATCTCTAGTACCGTCTGCTAAGACGTACTGGGAATGATCATCATCTCCCAATCCAGTTAAAGCTCCATGATCTGTAACACCACTAGATATACCTGTTAATGCTCCCCCATATCCTTCGTAACCTACAGCCGTAATAGTGGCACCTGAAGTTATAGCTCCACTGGTTTGAAAGGTTCCTGCTGATCCTGAAGCTGCATAGACAAGTGATCCTGACCCTACTAACCCATCTACTGCACCTCTAACTGTATTAAGGTTAGAATAAATTGTATCTCCTGCTCCTATCGCAGCAATATAGCTTTCATCAAATCCTGACATCATTGCAAAGTTGCCAGTTGATTGAACCATTCCATCATCTGTAGTAGTGTTCAGCTTCATGAAATAAGTTTTTCCATCTCCTGCTGATGTAGTCATAACATGGTTTTGTTCTAATGCTTTATCGGCACCCGAACCATGAAGAAAAAATACTGTTAGTGTTCCAGTATATGAACCGCTTAACATATTGATATGAATTATATTATCTTTTATAACTTCATGAACCGCTGTACCAGACTCGACTTCATCTATTAGTCTGACATTATCATTTTCATCCGATATATCTACTTCGAAATCATTACTAAGAACATGGTATGAAAACGTACCATTAATATCTAAAAGTTCATGCTCTAAAACATCTGCATGAGTACCTGACATCGTATAAACAAACTTACTATTTTTATAAATTAAATCTCCACCCTCCTGGTCAACGAGAGTAGCTTGGATATTATTTGTAGAACTTGTTGCCTGTATTAAAACATTATCAATACTGTTCCTGATTGTTGACTCACTAGAAGTTAAGATAGCTACCTGTGCATCTGTAGTTGGAACTAATAATATTGCAATATCTTTTATTGATTGCCTAGAGTTTGCATCACTTGGAAAGGTAACTAATGGGCCTATTGCTCCTGTAATTATAATAGAGGATTTTTTACCTGTACCATCTAGTGTTACCCAATCCTCCATTACGATTTGTTCATTGTAAATACAAGGATGAATATTTATAGAGTAAGGTTTAGAACTAGAGTTATCACTTATAGAATCTATCGCAGATTGAATTGTATGGAATTGTGCTTTAGAAGTAACATCACAATCTACTTCTATAGTCTGAGAGTAACTTCCATTTTTCCAAGCTGATCCATCCCAATATAGATTATCTCCTGTAGCTGTAGAAGTTAGAACTACATCTACTATATCGTCTAAAACTAAAGTAGCAATACTGTTAGTATTTTCTGAAATACTTGCTGTATTGGTAGCAATATTTGCCCTTATTGTTGTTAAATCATCATCGTTTAAAACAATATCCCAATTAGTTGAAGAACCAGAATCAGTTTTTGTATAAATTTTTCCGTCATCAGCTTTTACATAAATCGAACCAATGGTCGCAGTTTTAGAAACCACTGTTGGATCATCCGAATCATTTGTAATTATCTGAACATTAGAGTTTTTAAATTCGATTTTATCTTTCAGTTGCTTTATGTGGTCGCCTTGCGGAAATGTCCCGGCCCCGGCCTTAGCTTCTGTGTAGAATGCCGATAAAATAAAGAGAACAATTAAAATAACTAAGTTTTTCATAACTACCCCAAAAATTGGATTATTAATCTAGTATCTGTTGCTATAGCGGAATCTTTAACGGCCCCAAGGAAAATAGCTGTTCCTAGGGGAATATTAACTTCAACTTCACCGCCTGCAATTGGCAGAAAGCAAATAAAAATACTTCTATCAGCAGCACCGTAAAGTGCCATATATTCGCCAATATCATCAAAAGTTTGAATTTTTTTAGTATCAGCGGCCAATGAAGCCACAACTGCAAGAGCATTTGCCGACCTTGCAGGAATAGCATTTATATTTGGAGCCAAAACTCCATCACCTTCATCCGATGTATCTAACTGATCAACTGGTGTAAGATAAGTCGGAACCACTGAAACGATTTGATTTCCTTCAGTCGTAAAAGCAGGAGTAATCGGTCGCATATGATCAAATAAATCTCCGGCCGTGGGCAAAAGAGCATTTGGCAAAACTGCATTTATCGTAAATGAATCGGTGGCCACGGTTAAAATTTCAAATTCCATTCCAACTAGAACACCATCAACACCACGTATTCTATCGTGAACTCGCATACTGTGAGCAGTTGAATTAAGAGTATTGCCAGAACTTAAAGCAGCAAAAATTTTATTAGCTGAAACTCTGGTTACGCCTGAATTTAAAGTTCTTGTGGCATATTCTGCTTGTTGGATTTGGCTAAGACTTGGATGGCCTTGTTGCATACTAGATTTCATACTAAACCCCTTTTGAGTTCTTTCATTTCTTTATCGACTTCTTTTTGGAGAACGTGGGTACTTGGCCTAGCCAGTTGTTTACCCTTCTTGCTGACTTTTTTTGCTCGGTTATCAAGATCAAAAGGACATTTAGTCTTCTTTTTCTTCACCATAATTCTTCTCCATCCATGCGTCTACATCGTCTTTTTCATCTTCGCACGCTTCAATAGGTTCGGGCTTATCGGTTTCAATTTCAAAATAGTCAGCGTCTTCAATGTTATTAGCTTCTACTGTAATTGTCTTTTTCTTCTCACCAAAAAGCTCGTCCATTTTATTATATATATCTCTGATTGACGAATCTCTTACTTCTATTTGCTGTGTTGGTTTCCCAAGTGCCCTGTCTAAAATTGTATTCGCTGCACTTAATCTTGTCGATGGTTTATTTTGGTTGTCCTCCATGATGGTTTGGACAGTTTGAATTGAAGAATCTATTAGAGATTTAAAACGCTTTTGATGATTTTTACCAAAAACTTGGAATTGCATTTCCTTTACCCTAAATTTACAAATATCGCTACTTAAAGTTATAGAAACATGAGAATAAGAAAGCTCCATCTCGGCAGCTACTTTTTTAATGCTCATGCCCATAGCGTGACGATAACACATTGATTCTTGCACCGCAGAAAGTTCAAAAGGAGCGTTCCATTCACTCCAAGTTATCTCTTTTGGTTTTGACATACCGGATTGACGCATTTGACGCATCTTTTCAAAGCTCGGTTTTTTTGTTTTTTGTAGTTCCATCTTTGCCATCTCTTCTAATTTTACAACAATTTAGTTAAAGTATCTCATTTTTTTCTGTTTTCCTATTTTTATTGCCTCAAGCGGAACCCATTTGCCATCGTCTAAGTCAAATAAAGCGGGTTTTAAGAAGCTTACCAACGTCAACCCATACGAAGGCATGGCTTTTTCCAAATGACGGCTGAAAACGCCCAAAAACCAGTATTTCACAAAACTTAATAAATCTTTTTGGGGAAATCTTTTAGAAAATTCAATCTGAAGTTTTTGACACCTAGCTTCTTCCTGCTTGTGCTGCTTTCTGAAAATCATTTCTTCTGCTTCTTTCGTATCACGCTCTACGTCTGAGATTCGCTGTGATTTAGATTGACCTGTAAAAAACAGCTCGTCAAAGTCAGACATTAATGGCGCAACACGTTTATTTAAAATTAAAGAAGTTACCCCTGTTGAAAACAAAGAATACTCAATGTCGCCGTATCTTCTCCAAAACATCTTGACTCGTTCTTCTCGATAGTTGTGATCTCCGTAGTTTTCTGAGAGCCTTGCAATTTGTCTGAAAAATTGTTCCTGTTTCATTCGCCTTCCTCGATGTTGCAGTCTCTTTTAATTCTGGCGTACATTTCTTCTCTGTCGTTTGTTTTTGAATCTTTTAAGAAATCTTTATCTGAAAAGTTTTCACTCACAAAGTTTTTATGGCCTCCTGACAAGAATGCTCCCAAAGTCCACTGATAATTAAAAAACTTCTTTTCGTTATGTAACACCTCAGCATAATTTTTAATAGATTTTTTAATTTCTTCTTTTGGATATTTAAACTTCTTTGAAAATTTTCCGATTTCTTCTAATTGCAAATCTGTGCCTGTCCATTTTTTAAGATTTAGACTATTCCACAATTCTAAAATCTGTTTTTCGACAATATATATATTATTATTTTCTTTCTTTAACTTCTTTAACTTCTTGTTCTGTGTTCGCTGGTTGTTCACTCGTTGTTCGCTCGTTGTTCGCTCGTTGTTCGATTCGCTGTCTACATATTGGTACTTTTCCCAATTCAATACTGTGATAATGCGGCATTGGTTGGTTTTTCGTTGTTCGATCTGTTGTTCGATTTCTAGCTTTTTTAAAATTCTTTCTACTTTTGATGCGTTCAGTCCCGTTTCACTTTCTAATCGCTTTCTGCCTGTTGAAAATTGACCTTTCTTAATTTCATTTCCAAATCCATCAAACACAGATTCTTCAGAGTAATTAGCTTCTAGGAGCATATGTAACCATAGTTTTACATAGCCATCTTTTTTGTAATATTTCCATTTTCTCAAATCTCTGTGTAATTTAATCCAACCTGACATATTTGCTCCATAAAAAACAATCCTCCCCCCGAATAGCGTAACTAGTAATTAGGGTTTCCAGAGGGAGGAATTGCTGCCTTTCGGCGTATCATCAAATAGTTAAAATGTTAGTTAGTAGTTACTAGTTACTCACAAAATTGTAAGAGGGCAAGTTTCACTTTGTAAAGGGTTTTTTTTATCTTTCTAAATACTTACTTTCACTGTATAAATTTAGTCAGGGCTATGCCCTACTTTGCTACTTCTTTGCTCGGAAGTGGAGGGCCCTTATGAATTTAGGGGCCCTTTTTTATTTATGGTAGCTCTTTTTCTTCTACATGAGCTTCTAGTTCGCTCAGTAAGTCGATAACTTCATCAGGTTGCTCTCCCATTCCTGCAGCAATGGCATCATCGGATGAAATAAAATCATCAGCATCGGCCTCAGTAGCTTCCAGTAATTCAAGCTGTCGCTCGTTTTCTCTCATAACTCTAGTTTTTTTAACTTCGCCTTTGTAAATAAACTCGACAATTTCTTTGTCAAAATGAACTCTTTTAATGCAATGCACTTTAGCTTCTTCACCGTTTTCAATTACTTCAAAAAAGCTTCTAATTCCAATTTCAAATTCGGATATTTCGCCTTTATATTTTTTCTTCATCAAGTCAAATTCTTTTTCTTTTTCTTTTAGTTTTCTGTTTAAAGTTGTTGCCTCAGTTGCTAAATAAGCCTTCTCTTTTTCAGACAATTCAAAAATTAAAAAATCTTCTGTGTCTGTGTCTTGATAATTCTTGACTTCTACTGCATCTTCTAACTCGCCGTCCTGCTCTATCTCTTCAGCATTGTCCGTATTGTCAAGATCGACCGCTTCCTGTGCTAATTCATCGATACTTTTTTCATCTGGTATTTCTGATAGTGGCCAAGGTTCTTCGTTGTTTGTTGGTGTTAATTTTTCTTCAGTCATTCTGCTTCTCCTTTTTGTTCAGTTTCGTTGAATTCCACCATTAAACTATTAAGGCAAAACTTTTTAATATTATGTTTTTCTGCAATTTCTATTAATTGTTCAAAATGTTTTGCTGTGATTGCTTCTTGTTCTTGTTTGGTCACCTTATTTCTCCTAAGTTAAATTTTATTGTTAAATTTTTTCTATTAAACGTAAATTCTTGCAAATTTAACTCGCTAACTATTCGCATAAGTCTTTCAAAAGTGTTTATTGAACAATTTTTAGTTAGTATATGGTCGAGAACATTGATTTCCTTGTTTGGATGCAATAAGGCGTTTGAAATAAAACCAAAGATCATTCCTAGGCTTTTTCCTGTTTGGCGATCTTCAGCAGGGATTCCTTCTCTTTTGGCAAAATCCAACATCTGCACCCGCCTAACCTTAAAGTTTTTTTGTATTTCAGACATGAAAACTCCTTTTAAGGGCAAGTAAGCTGAACCTAGTGATAACAAACTACAACTTTCTGGAGAAAAGAATTTAGATGTTAGCCCAACTTACTTGCTTTATATTTATTTTTGTTAGTTTAATGGAAAACCTCACTAGTGGTTTAGAAAGGGAAATTAGAGCACCTTATCTTTTGGAAGTCCAGATGATTATTTTTTATTGTTAATGGTTTTTCTCATAAGCATCTCTACTTGATATGTCAAAATTTCATCATTGGTGTTGTTGATTGGGATATCTACCGTTTTCATCGTTTCGACAATTGCATGAATACATTCATGTGCTAATATTTCTGGTTTTTTTTCCTTTGTCCAGATGTAATTCTTTATCATGCCTTCATTTTGGTAACATAAAAAATGGCCATTACCTAAGACTAAAGGGATATCATAGTCGGAATTAATTTTTACTGAATCTAGGAAAAACTTTTCTGCAGTTCCGTAAAAAATATAATAATTTTCTTGAAAAGTTTCATCAAAAACATGGATGATTTTGTCAAAGGCTTTCATAAAGTCTCCAAGGCGCGAGTTGCGATTTCTCTTTCAAGTTCTTCGCCAACATCTGCGATTTCTAGCAAGGCCCTTTTTAAAATAGTCACGGATTTATGAAGGCCTGCTTCTCTGGATCTCAGATGAACTAATTGAGGATGTCTTTTAAAGAAACCATAAACAGCCTGCCTTGAAACACCAAAATCTCTGCCAATTTGAGGACAAGATATGCCAGGCTTTCGCTCTAAAAGAGCAGTTAGTTTTTCTATTGTTAAACCCATTCTGTTCCTCCGTTTGTCACAAGCATTAATAGTAAAAATAAAATAAACAGCATGAGAGGGATAAATTTAAAAGGCATATTTGGCGGTTTTTGCCCATGGTAGTCCATTACAAGTTCTCCCTGCGTTTTTCCATTTTTTTCTTGAGGTGCTTGCCTCTGGGATCGCAATCTTCTCGGTAAATAACAAATTTTTTATCCGCTACGATACCAAGATGAGAGATAGTCTTTTCTAAATTGTAAATTTCTATTTTTTCACCGTTTATTTCGATAACTCCTTTCACATTCGGCTGCAAATTAATCAATAGCATCGAAGTCCTCCATCGGTTGACCAATTATGGCGTGTTTTATCTGGTAGGCAATCCACTTTTCGATAGCAGCGTCACTTTTTGTCTCGGAAAATCTCTTTTTAGCGATAGGCTCATATCTCATATAATAAAAAGCTCGAACTAAATTGTTATCTTCGTGATTAAGTGCCTCTTGGCATTCAGCGATTGTTCTTTCTGTCATCATTTCTAGTCTAATGGCTTTTGTCATGCTTGCTCCAATTTCTGTATCTTAAAGTTGCCTTCAGTATCGAAATACATAATCATATCCAAAGGCATACACTTATCCTTTACGATTATAAATCCACTAAAGGCCATCCTGCCTTTGTATATTTTTCGCCTATAAAGAGTTGTAGGATGAATAAATAACTCTCTCGCTAATTCAGGATGTTTTATTTTTATATCTCCACCTCGACTTCTTTATCTTCTGAAGGTACTCTTGTATATCCATCCCTTTTATCCCCAGAACGCCACATTAACGTATAGTCACCCCTGTATTCATCTAAATATGCCAACAACTTCACTTTCTTGGTTTTCTTCTTGATTACTTTTTTCCATTGCCTGAAATTCCAACAAAGTATATTTCCAGTATCTATTTTTATATTCTCCAGTGCTTTAATTTTGTTACCTATAGCAATCCAGTCCTTAAGCTCATAAATTGAATTAAACTCGGTTGATTCTTTCTCTTTAAAAACTTTCATGACTGCTTTTTTGATTGTTTCCCTTGAGAGGTCTGGTTTTATTTCTGTGATGGTCTTAAACTCATGTACTGAAAAACCTTTAGAAGTACATGTGGATTTAAAGAAACACCTGCTGCACTCACCACAAGAAGCCATTCCTTTTTCGTTAAAACTGAAAACATTTCTCTCGACTAAAGTCATGTTAAAAAATCTTTCAGCTCCGTTTTTTGATAAAAATTTGTATTTTTTAGTTTTCATTGGTTTGTCTTCTTTTACTTCTGTGATGGATTTGATGTCATTTGTTAAAAAACCTCTATAATCTAGACAATTATCAACATTAAATAAACACTGTTCGCAATTACGACACCTTCGTCCGATGTATGCCCCCGTATAAAAACAATTCCTCTGCTCCTGAGTCATTTCGTAGGTGTATTCTTTTCCGTCTTTTAATGTGAATTTATATGTTTTTTTCATTTCTCCCCCTCCAAACAATACCAATCATATAGCTCTTTACTCTTGTGAGTTTTCTTAGCAGCTTCGATTAGTAAAGCTTTTAGCTTCTCGTTCTCTGCTTTGAGTTGTTCAATATCCTTGTCTGCACTTTCTACAAGCTTTTCATTTTGCTCCTTAACCCACTTATCCCAAAGGTCGTTTAAATTATTGTTTTCGAGAAAATCTTCAAAAGCTTTGACGGTTGTTTCATATGACTCTAGGCATTTGTCAGCTTCACATACTTTGTCTTTGCAGAAAATAAAGGTTTGTAGATATTTTTTCATTTTTAGCTCCTTTTTTGTTAAATATTAGCTTTATCAATTCTTTTGTGCGTAAAAACAGGTATGCCAAAGAAATGCCAACGAACGATAAAAAGCACTACTATTACCTCTTCATATTTATTTATCTTGTACGTTTTTTTCTCATAATGTGCTGACCTGTTGATAATCATTCTTGCTCCTTGTCTTGGCTCTCATTCCACGGATTAATACTTGGTTCTTCTTCTTCATAAACCCAATTAGGTTCTATGTCGGCAAATGACCAATTGCTTGCTCCTTGTACATGTAACTTAAAATTCAATCTTTCTGTAGGCATCTCTGGATGCTCAAGTTTCAGTAAAGCTTTTTCAACTGTGTCTGCGAGTATCTGTTTCTGTCTTACACTAAACATTTCGTATCCTCCTTTGCTCGGTTGTTAAAATTATTATTTTACCCTTACGAAATTGAAAAAAGTTTTACAACTTCTGCAATACTGTTTTTCTTTAGGGTGACTACTTCCTGTCTCCGTTACTTTCACATCTGCTGCGAAATGAAGCTTACAAGTTGGACATTCTGCTAAAGCAGAGTAATCTGGCTGACGAATTATTTTGGCTAGTTTTCTTATCATCTTTTCTCCTTTTTGCTCGATTGTTCACCTAAACTAGATGTAAGAAACACCATACTACGTTGACACCTGTAAATCAATGTGGATAACTTGTGGACAAAATGTGGATAACTCTGACTCATGCAGTTAAAAACTGTTCGGCATGTTGACACAGGGGCCGAAAACCCAAAATTAATTCAATTTCTAGGAGGGGGACTACAACACAGCAGCACCGCCGACACGATAGCAGGGGGGTCGAGGCAGCGTGGCCGACACTTTCAAGCTTTGTCAAGCGTCTTTTAAAAGGCAGTAAAAGCAGCGCCTTTGCCCTCTTTTGCCAGATTAATACAGTCATGTACTCTCTTTTTGCGCATATCGGTGCAGTGTAGTGTTTCTAGTTAGTTGGATATCGCTATGTGTATGATCTACAAAGTGTGATTTGTTGCTGTGCTTCCCACTTTCTTAGGTTTACAAGGAGATTGTTTGGAAGACCTATTCTATCTTTATTCTATATTTTTTATTTATATATTAAACAATATATATATATAATATAAATAAAATAACTTTAAAAGCTACAAAGACAACACAGAGACTACCCCAGGAATAGCACTATGCAGGTGATGCACTTAGGAGCACCTAAAGTATTGTTTTAGTTGATTTGGCTGCAAAGCATTACAATACTAGTACCCGAGCGTCTTAATATCTTTTGCAAATGTAAGAAATATACCTGGAGACATTTAATTAAAGATCACGTTTATTTTATCTTTTAAAAGATTGAACATTCTATTTATTTTGATATACTTAACTTTCTTAATGACTAATCCTATTTATCTTTTTTATCTCGCTTGGAAACTATTCCAGGTGAGCTAATTTATTATTGCTCAAACTTTAGGGCCATGATAAAAATAGGTATATATACATATTTTCACTTCCAAATAATTATCCTTATATATGTTTTATTTTATGTAAAATTTACTTGCCAAACTTACACAAAACATTTCTTTAAATTATTCGATAAATAAACTTGCGTTGACATTGTTATTTTGTTACAAAGTAATAAGTGATAATGAATAACAATTAAAGAGGGGAAAAGAATGTACGACAAAGACAGGTCTTTAAACAAAGTTTTGCCTTTATGGGCTAAGCAATACGGCCTTAACTACAATCAATACAGATTTGACAAGGCAAGTAATTTCATTTCGTACGAATCATGGGTACTCGGGAAATTTAAGTCTGTTTACAACATTAAAGAGGATGAAAAGCCTATTAAGTTTGATGAGTATGAAGCGACTATATGTACTCATTACATTACGGCTATCGAGTATTACGATATATCAGGTCTTAATGATGAGGAAATCAAACAAGTTGATAAGTTTTTAGCCTTATATCCAAACGCTTGCTTTCAATATGGAGAGGATAGCTATTTTGGCCGTGATGAGATAAGTGGACTAATGGCAGATTGCATTGATGTAACTATAACTATATTTGAGGCGGTGTAATATGAGTAATTTAAGTAAGCAAGTAAAGTGGAAAATAGATGCAAATAAAGAATTACCTCTGGCAGTCATTGAAGATACTGAAGAAGGGCAAGGTGTTTGCGAGTTTGGGGCATATACGCAAGAAAATGTTGCTAATGCTAAACTGATTGTTGAATTATTTAATGAAGCGTTGAAATCAGTTAACTTTAAAGGATAGGTGAAATTATGAAAACATATAAAGCTTATTATGATAACAGTCTTTGTTGGGTTCAAAATATGCAATACGAGCGAAAAGAAATATCACTTGAAAAGTTTGAAGCTTTCAAGAAAAAATCAGACATGAAATATCTTGTAAAGGAAGTTGGTACACTTGGCGGAATAATAAAAGTATATGACTATTACTTTACATCAAAGTCATGTTTAGGGGTCGTACAATGATCACTTTCACAGCTATATTTTCCGCACTATGTTTACTTGGCCTACTAATGGGAATGTTTATATGAGTAATTTAATAGAAAAGTACAAGGGCTAATATGCACTATTATATAGATATTAAAACACGTAAAAAAGAAATACTACCAGATAACCACTTAGAAAAAGAGCTAGAAATCATTCCAGTCATTAATGGCACTTGGATATTAATTGATTGTTCTCTTTTAAGTGACACAAAAGAAATAGAGTACGAATTACGAATTAATAGCAATGAAATACCATTTTAAAGGATAAAAAAATGACTTCAACAGTTCCAAACAATCAACCTATCTCATGGTACAAGAATGCGCTCGACAATTACGGTAGGGGCAACGGTGGCGAATCAAAAGACTATGACCTGGAGGAACTCAAAGCAATGTACTACAAAAAGTGTGCGCTTGAGGCTGAAAAGATGAACAAAGAATTACTAGTAATGGGCCTTGAAGTTTTGGAAGACTTGCCGCCAAGATTACCGATATTTTTACCAAAATTAAACTTTGATATTCTTTATGATGAACTTTCAAAGATATTTATTCAAATACCAACAATTATTAACTACTAAAGGAGAAAAGATTATGAGCACATACGAAAAACTTATCCAACATAACAAAGAGCTAGTAAAAGAAAACGCAAGCTTATCTTTAAAACTAGTAAAACTTTACGCACGAATTTTTGAACTCCAGGAGGCAAATAATGAGCAAGCAGGAATTAATATCCCTAGTGATTTTATTGGCCCTTGCAATGACAGTCAAACTCAGGAGCAAAACCAGAGGGGCAAAACTTACCAGATTTTACTACAAGACCGTGAGAGGTGAGTATATTAAAAACTATGTGATGGTTAGAAGGTACAAAAGGGGGAATTATGAATAAATACACGACCAAAGTTTACATTACCGATGAGGAAATTAAGCCTAAAAAACTCAGCGAGTTTACGGAAAAATTTGGCTTTGATGAAGAGTTTGAAGAGGAAATTGAAGTTAATTTTTCTTTTACTCCAGGAAGCAAAGGCAGAAGGGCGCACAAATTTGATCAGCCTGACCCGGACGATCCAGCAGAGGTTGAAATTGAATCTTTTACAATTGATGGCGTTTGCATTGAAGAATACCTAAAAGATGATTTTGTTGTTGACGAGCAAATATTATTTGATGCTGCAATTGAAGAAGAACAAAGTCAGCAAGAAGAGGCAGCGGAGCGAAAAGCAGAAGCGGAAAGGGGGGAATAATGGCAATAAGAGATGGATTCAGCGCACCGAGCGAAGAATATTAAAAATTATGTGATGGTTAGAAGGTACAAAAGGGGGAGTTATGAGTGATTTTTACATAAAAATTAGAGGGGAAAATAAAGCAGAAGCATGGGTTGAAGACTATGAGAGTGTCATCTGTACAGCAAGATTAATGACACAAGGTCTAGAAATGTGCTTTATAGACACCATTGAAACAAAGCCACAATACAGAAGAAAAGGTCATGCAATTTTTTTAATAAAAGAACTTCAAAAAATATTTAAAAAAGTAGCTCCAATATGCGTGGAGCCGCAAGCAAAAGAATTTTGGAACAAGCTGGGGATGGAAGACGCCCTAGGAGAAGAAGATGAGGCTTAATGGCAATAAGGGACGGCTTTTCAGCACCGAGCAAAAAGTACTCGGTAAAGTTTGACAGAATATTTAACAAGAAAAAAGAGGGGGTAAAAGTGAGTGACCACTACGAAATGCAGATAGGTGATTTAAAAGATGAATTAGAAGTAGCCAACAGAGAGATTGATAAATTGAAAGCTGATAATAAATTAGTAAGAGAGGAAAATGCTATGAATCTGGCAATGTTAGATTGTGACACGTTTACCAAGAATATATTTGTAGATCAAACGATTAAACTAATTGAATGGTTTGCTTGTGGCAAAACTTACGCAGTTAGAGATATTAGAAACCCAAAAGGGCATACTGATGCTTGCTATTTGGGACAATCCAAGGCTCAAGAATTTTTAAAGAGTTTTAAAATAAAAAATAAATTGTAAAACTATAAAATAGTGAGGGATAAAAAAATGGTCAAGAGGCTTAAATTCAGAGATACAGTCCAAGGTCAAGACATGATGGAAGGTCTTGAAAACTACCTAGAGAGCGCAGTTAAAAACTATTGGAGTACGCACAGAAAGCCAGTGAGATTATTCCCCCTGACTTGTAAGATTTCTCGTAAGCTTGGGAAGTTAAATATTTCAGGTGAAGAAATTTGCACAAAACTAGATAGACAAAAGAGAGTTAAGTTAATTTTGACTGAAAATCTTGCGGTTTGGCTGCTTCCTTTCGAGCAATGGGAAAAGTTGGAACCAAGAGATAGATTTTTACTAATAGATGATCTTACAAACGGTTTCAGGGACAAAAAAACAGAAGAAAAAAAAGATGTAAATAAAATATTAACCAAGAAATTTTTCGGAAGGAGCAAAGATGTTTAAATGTATAAAAAAATTATTTAAAAAAGAAAACCTAGGTCATAGATTAGGATATTCGCTCGGTTCTATGCCTGAAAATTCAATGGGCGCATTAGAAAGTGCTATCGAGTTTCAACCACTGGACGATTTTAAATACTGGGAATTTGATGTTGTGGAAAGTGCTGATGGCGTTTTATTTGTTTTCCATGATGCCACTAAAAATAAACCAATTGATCGCATGTGCCCAAAAAGTTTGCCCTATCAAGGAGATTTAATTTACGAACTTGATTATTATGAAATTAAAGATTTAAAACTTCTCAATACCAACGAGAAAGTTCCGTATGCAAGCGAAGTAATTCAAGAGCTTGTTGATTCATCTATTAAGCCAGTGAATGTTGAAATAAAAAAGCTTTTAAGTAAGGGTGCGCAAATAAATCTTCTGCAACATTTGTCTATAGCAAAGTCAGAAAGTGAAGTTGAGTTCTATTTTTCAATGTTCAAGAAAAAATTAAAGAAAATGCCTAACAAAGATTGGTTTTTAGAGCAATGCAAAAATAGAAATATCCGGTTCAAGGTAATGTAGTGTTTGGCCTGCTTAAAATGGCAGTAATAGG